TAGGCGTTTCCGACAACGTGCAACTCAGCGTTGGGGTTTTTAGTGTTGATACCAACGTGGTCGGCCTCGACATCAACGTGAAGGGGATCACCATCCACGGTTAAGTTCGAGCTGACATACACATTACCAACAACATGGAGATTGGCGTCGGGATTCACAGTCCCGACTCCAATGGAGTCGTTCTCCACATCAACATGGAAAGTATCCGTGTCAACGGTTAAGTTTGAACCGACATACACATTCCCAACGACATGAAGTTCAGCATCAGGTGTTTTTGTTTTGATACCCACACGTTCTACCGAAGATTCAACATGAAGGGTATTAGTAGCTACAGTTAAGTCTTCAGAAACATATACATTACCAACAACATGGAGGTTGGCGTCGGGGTTTTTGGTCTCAATTCCAACAGACTTGTTTTCCACATCGACATGAAGTGTGTCTCCATCCACGGTTAGGTTTGAAGACACGTATACATTACCAACAACATGGAGGTTAGCATCGGGGTTCTTGGTCTCAATTCCAACAGATTTGTTCTCCACATCTACATGGAGGGTATCCCCATCCACGGTCAAGTTTGAAGAAACGTACACATTACCAACAATATGGAGGTTAGCATCAGGGTTCTTGGTCTCGATTCCTACAGACTTGTTTTCCACATCTACATGGAGAGTGTCTTCACCCACAGTCAGGTTTGAAGACACATACACATTACCAACAACATGCAATTCTGCATCGGGACTTGTTGTTTTTATACCCACATTGGATTCTGTTAGCACACCACCATACACGTGTACATCCAAGTCTTCCGAAACTATCGGAGTAATGGTATTACTATACGCACTACTTTGTGTGTAGGCGAGTACCATCTCATTCTCAACTTCTTTAAAACCGACCGTGACATTAGACCCTGGTCGAGTCATGATAAGACCGAGGTCAAGGGTCGTATCTTCAGATGTATTGTTTTTACCAATTTCTATAATGGCATCTTCAATAATTAAGTTTTCCGTTGTAATAGTAGTGATTCCACCATTTACCGCGAGATTTCCTTCTATAGAAACACCACCATTAACTACAAGAACATTCGACGGTCCTACATCATCTATGTACACATTTGAACCGATACTTAATGTATGACCTGGTTGGGAATTGGCTATACCAATCTTTCCAATTGTCGTGAGAGCAGTATCAGTGCTTGTAAACTGTAAAGTATTTGAAGTTGTATTGCCACGATCGGAGGTAGCTTGTAAAGTTTGACCACCAACAAGTGCGTTAGCACTTTCACCCGATTCTGATAATTCACCAGTTGTTCGATTATACATCATTAATACAATGTCTGGGTCCGATAGGTCATCCCTAAACTTTACAGGTGCCATGTATATACTCCCACTGTTTGGTGTAGTCACCAGTGTATTACTGGCGTTAAAAACGATCGTATTTTCAGCCTGAACATCCGAGTCAGGTACGTTTTTACCAAACCTAATTTTGGTTGAACGTTCTACAGTCGGAAAGTTCTTGACCATTTAATATAGAATGGCATTTTAATTTGCATAGAGGAGACCTGCCATCCCATTTTCTATCCGAAGTATGTTGTAGTTTACTGCATAGATTGGGTCATTGATGTTCATAGACTCACTCATGATAGTAGCTGAAGAGAGACGACTGAAGTTGAGTGTTCCTGTGGGTTGTAAGCTGGACGTGGACAGACAGAAACAATAAAGGAAGAAATCTGGGGAAGTCACGAAGTTTGTGTGATAATAGCTCATCACATCTATGAAATGTGGTTTACCCCATCTGTAGTTGCTCACATCGAGACCATTAATGTTCAATTTAATCTTATTTGTAGGGGATGTAAGGGCACCATCTGTGGTTGTATCTGAAGATGCAAGATACTTTACGGGGTGATTGAATGTAAGTTCTTGAATGAGAGCGTTTGAGGGGATGTTTTTCTGTACCTGTGTAATGAGAAGATCGTGCTTCCTTGTGGCAACCTGACCACGTTCTTCATTGTCGAGATAATAGTAATTTGCGAAACACTCAACATTATAATTCGAGGCTGCAGTGGCCCAATGAACCCTGATTTCGACATTGTGATAGTTTAGGGCTACGAGGGGGAGCGCACATTGTGGTCCCTCACAGAAAAAGAAACGAAGGGGGTAAAAGAAGGAACGAGCGCTTACACCCGGGTGTGTACCATTCGCACTTCTGGATACATTTTGGGCAAACGTATCAATAGCAATCTTCTCTGTGAAGATAGCATCTTGAGTGTCAACGACGGAACCACCAATCAAAAGCTCTACTTTATCAATAATGGTATCCCATCGTTGAATATCGAGAGCTTGATTTGTGTCATCAAGTGTGAAATAGACATAACTGAGAAGATCACCTGACCTCTCGAATTGGACGCTAGACATAGAATTGTTTTTCACCGCTCCATGGATTGTTTGTTTTTCAATGGATTGTGAAAAATTAGCATGGCGTTTGAATGTTGAACTGAAGAACGATATCTCAGGATTACCCATGATATATTTATCCTGGGCTCCTATAGCGATCAATTGAACAACACCGGCAGACATGGTAATACTATTTTAAGGGGAGAAAAATTACAGGTTTGGTTTTCTACACACGAACCGGATAACCAAAAAATTATCTTCGGCGGGGTTTGGGGGTGTTATAAGAACGCCATTTTGGTTTCTTATATTTACAGTGAGACGGTCAATTCTCCGAATGGGGTTTATGTACTGGGTTGCGATTGGGTAATTATCCCTGAAAGTGATAATATTACTCGTCAAATCATCTGGAACAACTAAACTCGCAAAAGCGTTTCTGAGAACACCCAAAGACGCCTGACCTTCGTACGTGTTGGATGCACGGTCGGAAAAGACTGTGTTCAACTCATCAATGGAAACATAACAGTGCTCTGTGGCTGTAGTGGTATTAATACGAGCAGCGAGGAGTCGAGCCTGTACAATATTTTTTATTGGCTGGTTGAGAAAGCATGTGAATGTGTTCGCACTACTCTGATCGATGGTGTCGATTGTGATAGTGTGATATTCGTAGTTTAGGTCCGGGATCGAATCCGATGGTGATGTGATCAACGCCATTTACTATTAGATTAGATTAAAGATCCGCCGATTCCATCCTCAATCTCATACCCAGCATGCGCGCTCACGAGCTTTTGGGCACCACAGAGGCCACCTGGAGTAAGACCAACCGAGTAGGGGCTGTCCTTCTTACCCGAACCGGCGACACAGTCGAGCTCGGGCTTGAGGTCAAAGAGGGATTCCTCGCTGACTGGTACAATTTTAATTGGCCTGGGTTGGTACTTCGAAGTCTTCATGTTCATGAAAGACAGGGCAACGATGAGGGCCATCAAGACGGCCATGGCTGTGAGAGCGTTGCGATCACTCTTGTTGAAGTTAAGTTTAAACATTTATAATAGACATAGATTTTTTTAAAGTGCGTTAAAGAGATTTTCTTAGTTTCTACATAGACAGTAGATGGACGAAGAAATCGTACTCGATAGGGGTCAAACGACTGTGATGAAATTAGATGCTGATGAACAGGCTCTCATGGATGAGATTCAGATTTCTGCACCCCGTCCAAAGCCGGTGCCTAGACCAAACAGGCCTATGCAGAGACCTCAACAATCTTTCCAGCAACAGGAGGCGATGGATGCTTTTGTAAATCCCAATAAGCAAAGTGCCCCAGCGCAGCCACAGCCTGATGAAGAGATTGATTACGGTGAAGATGAACCCATGATGTTTGATGATGAACCCATGATGGGACCTGATGGGAGTGATCAGGGTGAACAACCATCAAAGGGGTACACTTCGGTGGATGAAGAGAAGTCGGATCTTATTAATAAGTTGGCTCGACTTGAAAAGAAGGGGTTCGCGGTTAACAAGCGCCTGAACGCGTACTCGAGTATCGACGAGCTCAGGTCGGAGGTGAAGAGGATTACGTACAGTATTGATGTTGAACAATCTGTTCGCTTCTCGCGTCGTATGTTGGTCGCTTGTGTCACCGGACTTGAGTTTTTGAACAAGCGCTATAACCCATTTGAGATTCAGCTTGAGGGGTGGTCTGAATCCGTTATGGAGAATGTTGACGATTATGACGGTGTTTTTGAGGAGTTATATGTCAAGTATCGCTCGAAGGTCAGTGTCGCCCCAGAGGTGAAGCTCATCATGATGCTTGGTGGTTCGGCGATGATGTTCCACCTTACCAATAGCATGTTCAAGTCGGTTATGCCCAACATGAACGATGTGATGAAGCAGAACCCCGATCTTGTGAAGAACATGATGGCGGCGGTTCAGAACACTACACGAGCCCCTGGTGGTCCCGCCACTGAGGCACCAGTGGGTGGTTCCGGGCAATATGAGATGCAGGGTCCAGGTCTCGACATTTCTAGCCTGATGGGTGGAATCTCTATGCCACCCCCACCCCCAATGAACACCTCAATGGGTCAGGCTCCCTCTGCGCCTCAGCCCGTCGAGGAGGATGATGACCTCTCTGACATCATGTCCATCTCTGGTGATTCCACAGGAGGTGAGGTCAAGGAGGTAAATGTGGGTGCCAGTAAACCCAAGAGAACTCGTCGAAAGAAGAAGACCGAAATAAATCTCTAAACTAATATAAATGATAGCGTATTGTCCGCTTGAGGAGCTCGAGCCTCCCGTTCGACAGCAAGAAGTTGTCGCCGAGGCCAAGGCCGAACCTGTAAAGCCTCAGGTCGGTCGCGAAGAAACTGAAATGAATTACGTCATCATGGCTTTCATTGTCGGCGTAGTTGCACTAGCCGTCTCTGATTCCATCAGGGCGTAAATGTT